CACCTATGGGCTCTACTCCAGCTACTCGAACACTCTATATGCTGTTGATTTTACGTCAACTACCACTGAGAATAGTGGATATGCCAACGACGTACGTTCTATGCCGTGGGCCTACACCCCGTCATACAACCACGACGCCGTTGCTGGGGCCTTTAAGGCTTGGACCCGTGGTGGAGCAGTCCTCAGTCAAACTACAAGCCCTCCGAGTGGCTACAGTACGTACTATGAACATGCTTGCGTAGATGTAGATAACTACGTCTTCCGGCAGGAGAAGATCTCGCTCGATCCGGGCCAGACACTCACCGTTAAATCGGTGATGCAGTTGCCGGGCGGTGAAAATCTATCTGCGGCAGCCCCCACCATTGAGATCATTGATGCATCTGCCGATCCGCTGTGGGGTACTGGCGAGTCCGCGTTGGCGGTAGCGGCAATGCCGGTTGATGATGGGTCAGTGACATCCTGGCAGGAGATGCCGACGATATCATACAAGAACGCTGGATCGATTCCGATGGTTGTGGTGGTAAGGGCCAAGGCGAAGCACGCTACCGCCGACGTCAATGAGGCGTGGTGGTTGACGCGGACTGGAGAGTCTGGCGAGTCCGGGGCTGCTGGATCTGTGAATGCATCTTGGAGTTGGAGCTGGTAATGAGCCATGTACCAGTACACATAGACACGGAAAAGGGTTTGCCGGCGTTGTCCGACATAACCGCAGCTCAAATTGAGCTGTACCTCGCCTTTCTGGAGGTTTCTGGCCGCAAACGGCACTCTGCCATCATGGCGGGAGTGGCTCCTGGTCGCATGTCGTACCTCATGACCAAGGAGACGGATCTCAAGGAACGCGAGATGTCCGCGTTGCAGGGCTATGTGGAATTGATCGACGCGGCAGTCCATGCCCGTGCGATTAACGGCGTGAGAAAAGGTGTATGGTTCAAGGGCAAGTGTGTGGGTCATGAGATCCAATATTCCGACACGCTGTTGCTCGCGTTGGCGAAGGCCAACAACCCGAAGTACCGTGAACACATGAGCATCGACGCGAACGTCAAGGCGGGCGTTCTCGTGGTGCAGGCGTCCCTAGATCCTGACGATTGGGAGGATGAGTATGCTGGAGTGCGAATTAACACAAGCCGGATTGACAGTGTATGTGCGGAGCCAAGTGAGACCCCGGACCAAGATGATGGCTGAGTGTGGGTTCGATCAGGATGTGGCCCTTGTAGTTGCAGGTGCCCTGGCCGAACAGTTGAACGAGACATATGGTGACAGTATTGACCCGGCTCTATGCGTCGCTGCGGTGAAGCAGTTCATTGCCTCCGACGTTGATATTAAATGCCGTCACTGTGGCTGGCGTAGGCCCGGAACGAAGTTCTGTACGTTCCAAGGATGCCAAACCGGTGACGCCGACAAGTGTGGCCAGTTCAGGCACGTCTTTGAAGTGGTACGTAAATGAGCCAACAGGTTGAGTGGCGACTAGATGAGACTGGTCAGCTTACCGCGTACATCGACGGTACGCCGGCCGTCTGGTTCCCTCAGCCAGGAAGCCAAGAGGCTTTCATGCGGTGTCCCATATTTGAGACACTCCTCGCAGGAAACCGTGGCGGTGGTAAGACAGATGTGTTGCTGATGGACTTCGCCCAGCATGTTGGTAAGGGCTTCGGCGAAGAGTGGAAAGGCATCCTGTTTCGTCGGACCTTTCCAGAGCTTGATGACGTCATCGGTAAGTCACTCAAGTGGTTCAAGAAGATCTGGCCGAAGGCCGAGTACAATAAGCAGGCAAAGACGTGGGTGTTTCCTGACGGCGAGACGTTGAAGTTCCGCCATATCAGCCGCCCGAATGAGTACTGGAGCTATCACGGGCACTCGTATCCGTGGATAGGATTTGAAGAGTTGACGACTTGGCCCAATTCAGACTGTTACACTCCGCTATTCTCGCTCTGTCGGTCTAGCCATATCGCCGCTGCCAAGCTCTGTGGAATCCGGGCCACCACAAATCCTTACGGATGTGTCCCATACGGAGAAGTCTTGACCGCAGATCGCGGATGGGCAGATATCAAGGACATTCGGCCCGGCGAATCTGTGGTTTCGGTGGATAAAGATGGCGTGGCGATACGAAGTTCTGCCTATCCAGTGGTTCAGAAGTACGACGGAGCCATGATTAGCCGGAACGGTCGTGGCCTGAATATGGTATTTACCGAGGACCATAGGCTGCCCCACCTGAATACCAGTGGGGATAGTTTTACGATTAAGCACTTCCACGAGCTACCGGGGCAGGCAATCCTGAAACGCACCGCAGATGGGTGGGCCGGCACGGGGCCTGCAACAATTACTCCTGGAGTCACTGTGCCTGTTCGTAAGTTGAAGAGCAAACAAGTACCATCATTGACTGCCGTGCAGTATGCTGCGTTGCTCGGGTGGATGCTCTCTGAGGGTTGTCCAGTTTCGAGAGACAAGGCGTTCCAGATAGCTCAAAGCAAGAGCCACACTCGGCCAATCATTGAGCGACTTTTGGAGGATTGTGGGTTTACCTACAGGAAGGACCCCCAAGCGTTTATTATTACAGAGCCTAATTGGTCGAAACACTTTGAGCAGTTTGGGAAGTGCAGAGATAAGTTTATCCCACAGGTCATAAAGAGCCACAATACTGGGGTACTGGGGGCACTACTTGACGCTCTGATGATGGGCGACGGCTGCGAGAATACCTACTATACGGCCTCGAAGCGGTTGGCCGATGATGTGGCGGAGATAGCCACCAAGCTGGGCTACGCTGTATTTGTGTCGTCTAGGCAAAGACCTGAACGCTCTGGACTGTGCTATGCTGTGCACATGAGCGAGAATAGACAAACGCAGCTCAACACCGGAAATCATGTTTATGACGTTGCCACTTCGGTAAGGAAGTTGAATATCACCAGAGAGTCTTTCGTGGGCGAGGTATACTGCCTTACCGTCCCGGATACCGAGACATTCTTTATTCGTCAGAATGGATGTGTGTGGCTAAGCGGGAATAGTGGCCATAACTGGGTCAAGAAGAGATTCCACCTGCCGATGGGTGAAGGTATGTTGATCGGCAAGGTTATCAAAGATGAGCGTGACGTACCAGAGGATGAGAAGGAAAAGCCTCGCGTCGCGATCAGGAGTTCACTCGCTGAGAATAAGATCCTCCTCATGGCGAATCCGACCTACGTGCAGACGCTGCGGGCTGCGGCTCGTAACCCTGCGGAGTTGGCCGCGTGGATTGAGGGCTCCTGGGATATTACCTCCGGTGGCATGTTCGATGACATCTGGAAAGAGGGTATCCATGTTATCCCGGATATCCCCTACATCCTACTCAGGAAATCAGGCTGGTTTCTGAATAGGGCCTATGACCACGGCCTATCAAAGCCGTTCTCGGTGGGTTGGTGGGCAGTGAGCAACGGGAATCCGATCACGGTCTTCGGGAAGCAGTATGGCGAGGTCAAGGGTGACATGTTCCTCTTTGATGAGTACTACGGATGCCAGACCGAGGACAACAAGGGCCTGAACATGACGGCCCAGGAGATCGCGGCACAGATCAAGCTCCACGAAAAAGAGATGGGCATGCGGGGTCGGATCAAGAGAGGCCCGGCCGATAGTGCGATCTTCTCGAAGTACGATGGCAAGAAAACGGTAGCAGGTGACATGAAGAAGGAAGGCGTCTACTGGGATGCAGTTGATAAATCCAGTGGGTCGCGTATCCAGGGCTGGCAGCAGATTCGTAACTACCTCACTGGAGCACTGCCTAACCCCAATGGTCCCCGAGAGAAGGCGGGCATCTTCATCTGTGATCGATGTCGCGACACCAGGAGAACAGTGCCGTGCCTTCCGCGTGACGATAAGAACTTGGATGATGTGAATAGTGAAGTTGAAGATCATGCTGGTGACATGATTCGATATAGGCTACGATGGACAAGACGCTCTATAACTCAAAGGAAGTGGTGATATGAATAAGAAGGAAGCAACCGTAGCTACTCCTAGCCTCGCATACACGGCTATGACCTCCCGGTGGTACAAGATGGACACGCTGCTTGGTGGAACTGAGGCCATGCGTGAGGCCGGCGAAGATATGGCCGCGAGGCATGAACATGAGTCAGAAGATCACTACAATGAGCGGATTGATGGCAACGTTCTGTTCAACATGGTTGACCTGACGCTTCGCACGTGGGTTGGCCGTCCGTTCGCGGATCAGATCCAGTACAGCGAGGACTTTGCACCGCACCTCATACCGCTGATGGATGATGTGAATATGAGCGGTGACAACCTCGACGTCTTCTCACGCCGATGGTTCCGTGATGGCGTCGCCAAGGCATTCAGCCATGTGTTGGTTGAGTTTCCTCGCGTCGTCGCCGTTGCCCCCCGCTCGCTTGCGGATGATGACCGAATGAACATTCGCCCGTACCTCGTGCAGGTGTCGCCGGAACAACTGATCTTCGCACTGGCTGCTCGCGAGGATGGCAAGGAAGTGTTGCAGCATGTCCGGATCTCTGAGGAAGTCGTCGCCATGAATGGCTGGGAAGAGGTGGTGACAGAGCAGATTCGTGTTCTGGAGCTGGAGTACGTCAACACGGGCACTGATGAGGCCCCAGAATTTGAGCGTCGCGTTCGCGTGGACATCCACCAGGAGAATGATAAGCGTGAGTGGGTTATAGTTGAGTCGTGGCATATGGACATCGACTTCATTCCGCTTGTCACGTTCTATGCTGACCGCCAGGGCTTCATGGTGGGTCGATCTCCGTTGGATGACCTTGCTGACCTGAACATCCGTCACTGGCAGTCGATGTCGGACCAGATCTCGATCCTAACCGTGGCTCGGTTCCCGATGCTCGCTTGCTCGGGCGGCGACGATGAAGAGGGCAAGCTAATCATTGGGCCAAAAGAGTGGCTCTACACTCCTGATCCCTCAGCGAAGTTTTACTATGTCGAACACAAGGGTGCTGCCATCGCGGCCGGTGAAAAGGACATTGAAGGTCTTGAAAAGCGTATGCAGACCTACGGTGCCGAGTTCGCCAAAGATCGGCCAGACCGCGAGTCTGCAACTGCCCGTAATCTTGATACGTCTGAGGCAACGTCGCCTTTGCAAGATGTAACGTTCCGCTTCAACGATGCGTTGAACTTCGCGTTGTGGATGATGTCGTCCTGGATGCATAAACCGCACACTGGCAAGGCAGAAGTCCCGACTGAGTTCGCAAACCCCGAAGCGGTGGAACTGCAAACGTTGTACAACTCTTGGGTTGAAGGAGCCCTGACGACAGAAGAGTACTTGAAAGAATTGCAACGCCGTGGTGTACTGTCAGAACAAATTGTGAATTTCAAGAAGCCAAACCGTACCCCTGATACCAAGGAGATTAGGCCAGATGAAGATCCTGAAAAGAGTTAAAGCACTGACCGAAGTCGATACCAACCTGCACGTGTTCTACGAAGAGGACGCCGAAGCCGGTGGGTTCAAGCTTCGCACCGATGATATCACTGCCACGGCGATCTCCGTGATCTCTGGGCAGAACGCCGCCCTTATCGCGGCCCGTAACGAGGCGAAGTCCGCAAAAGACGCCGGCTCCGTCGATCTGTCGGCCCTGGCCGACTTCGGCACCGACCCCGCTGGGATCGCGACGGCTGTGGCAGCCAGGATTGATGAGCTGGCCAATGCAACGTCACAGGGTCAGAAGGAAGTCGCTGCTCGCATTGATGCCATCAAGAAACAGCATGCTGAGGCATTGACTGTCGCGACGTCCGCGAAGGATCTGGAGATCACGGCCCTGGGTAATACGCTGCACAACTACATGCTCGACACGTCGATCCTGGGTGCCGCAGGTTCGTGGCCGGGCCTCAGTGCAAAGTTGGTTCAGCCGTTCGTCCGCCAGCACATGAAGGTGGCCGATGTTGAGGGCAAGCCCCGCCCGGTCGTCGTTGACGCCGATGGGCAGCCCCGCTACTCCAAGATGGCTGAGCGTGCCGGCGAGTTGATGCAGCCGGACGAATTGCTGCTTGAGATGTCAGAGCAGGCCGACTATCGCCAGCTCTTTCCGTCCCAGCAGGCAGCTCAGGGTGGTGGAGCCACACCCCCGAAGACGCCAGCGGGTGTGCGTCGTACTGATAAGACCGCGAACATGACCCCGGCCGAGAAGATCACCGCAGGACTGCCCGGCAACAAGAAGTAGAAAATACGGACCCGGAAGTCATTTTTCTCTTGACTTCCGGGTCCGATAATGTTATCATATGTACAGAATTGATTAGCACTTGGCATAAGGGCGATCCTTGGCCGTGACCGCGATGGTCTTCGATGTGCTTCGTTGAAGATGAACCTGCGAACCCAAGGAGAATCAAATGGCATCAGTAACCCTCGCTGAATCGGCCAAGCTTTGCCAGGACACTCTGGTAGCCGGCCTGATTGAGAGCGTCATCACTGTCAACCACATGTACCAGCTCATGCCCTTCGACGGGATCGACGGCAACGCCTTGGCGTATGACCGCGAGAACGCCCTCGGCGACGTTGAGAACATCGCCGTTGGTGGGACTATCACCGCGAAGAACGCCGCGACCTTCACTCAGATCACGAGCACGCTGGTTAAGATCATCGGTGACGCAGAGGTCGATGGCCTGATCCAGGCTACCCGCTCTGGTGTCAATGACCAGACCGGTATCCAGATTGCGTCCAAGGCGAAGAGTGCCGGCCGCAACTACCAGAACATGGTCATCAACGGCACCGGTGCAGGCAGCGAGTTCAACGGCCTCATCAACCTCTGTGCTGCCGGCCAGAAGGCCACCACCGGCGTCAACGGCGGGGCCCTCAGCTTCGAGTTCCTGGACCACACGATGGACCTTGTCACCGCGAAGGATGGCGACGTGGACTATATCCTGATGCATTCCCGTACGATCCGTTCGTACAAGAGTCTGCTTCGGGGCCTGGGTGGCGTGACCATGCAGGAAGTCTTCGAGCTGCCCAGCGGCCGTAACGTCCCCAGCTACTCCGGGGTGCCCATTCTGCGGAATGACTACATCCCGATCAACCAGACCAAGGGTACGGGCTCGGGCCAGACCACGGTCTTCGCCGGCGTTTTCGATGACGGCGACATGAAGACCGGCCTCCTGGGCCTCACCGCCCGCAACGCCTACGGCCTCCAGGTCGCGGATGTTGGCGAGTCCGAGACCAAGGATGAGCGAATCTGGCGTGTCAAGTGGTACTGCGGCTTGGCTCTGTTCAGCGAGCTGGGGCTGGCCTGTGCGGACGGCATCACCAACTAGATTGAAACCCTCGGAGGGGCCGACTTTGGCCCCTCCTCTTTTCTGGAGTGTATAATGTCAATCTGGACCCTCACTCTTCCTGAAACGGCCAAGTCGCTTCTGCATAACGGCATCGATACGATGATCGTTGAAGCGGACTCGGCTGCCCAGGCGAAGGTTCTCGCAGAAGCTTACAGTTCAGTGGACACAAACACTCCCTGGGCCGATGCAACCGCTGTCACGCTGGCTCAAGATCTTGAAGGCGTCGTCTTTACGATCGTCGTAGACGCCGACGACACGCCGGCAACCTTCGCGTACACCGCAGTGGCCGACGACACTTGGGCCGACGTGGGTGCTGCTCTGGAACTTCTTACCGAAGTGACCTACACCTCGACCTGGACGCCGGAAGCAACGCATGGCCTCGTGGGTACGCTGCTCGTCGCGACTGGTGGTGGCACGGACGACGTCGGGGATAAGACCCTAGCCGCCACGGCCACCGGGCCCAACGGCGAAGACCTGACCGCGAAGTTCTTCGGGAACATTGTGTCCGAAGGTGAGTCAACGGATAATCTGACTGTGGACATTCTGTCAACAGTTACATCTCTGCGGGTCATTGGGGCCTACAAGAGCTAACACGAATTGATCTCAGCTACGGCTGAATGAAAGGATCATAACACGATGGCACTATACCACGTAATACTGCCGGTAACGGCAAAGACTGTCTTGACGGAAGGCAAGGATACGGCTGTTGTAGCTGCGGCCTCTGCTGCCGATGCCAAGCAACTCATGAAAGCCTACCTCGGCCTGCCCAGTGACGCCGCGTGGGCGGCTGCAACTGTGACCGCTCTCACTGAGGATACGGACTTGGAAGATTGGCGTGCGACTGTCACGGTCAAGTCTGCCGCTGGGGCAGTGCTGGAGTCAGTGACTGTCACTGCTGCATCGGGTGGGAATTTCGACGCCATCGGGGCTCTGCTGGTTACTGCGTTGAACGCCTGCACGCTCATTGCCGGTGCCGCGTATTCGACCCCGAACCTCACGGTTGCTGGGACCGCGGACAACCTGGGTGATAACACTGTCGAAGTGTCGTTCCTGCCTCCGGCCACCTGGGACGGTGACACCATCGTGCTTGCCTCGTTGTTTGGCACGATCACTCACGAAGGAGCGAGCGGTGATGCACTGGCAGTGGTCATGCTGGACACTAAGCTCCCGGAGATCCTGTACCAGCTCAACTCCGGACACTAAGATCGATTGATCGGGCCCAGGACGTCCCTGGGCCCCTACTTTATAAAAGGAGAGATCCATGAGTCACACCACAATCCGCATGACCCTGACAGGAGCACTCGCGGGCAAGACAATCGCACTGGGTAACATGCAATTCGTTAAAGGGCTGGCCGATTTTTCTGGGCAAGCCGAAGATGTCGCCGGCATGATTACCTACTACACTCGAAGCTATCAAGTGAATATCTCGACGCCGGGAAGCGAACACGTGGACCCTATCGTGGAGCCCAAGCCCGAGCCGGTGGTAGTGGCCGAGCCCCAAGAGCCGAATGAACGGCAGGCCAAGATCATCGAAGTCGTCAACATGATCGACAAGGATGAGTGGGTTGACAAGCATGCGACGGCACACCCCAAAGTGAAGGAAGTCTCTGAGTTGATGGAAGACCCCACCGTAAGCAAAGCTGAAATCGTAGAGGTCATCGAGATATGGTTGAGCTAAAACTCGCCAAGCGATTTTGGAAGAAGGTGTGCATTGGGGGTGCAGACCAATGTTGGGAGTGGTCTGCTTACCGAAACTGGCAGGGATACGGAAAGATTTTTGTCAATGGTAAAGCCGTTAATGCTCAGCGGGTGGCGTACTGCTTGGAGCATGATCTTTCCTTACAGGACATTGAAGGTAGGCTGATTCTACATTCGTGTGACAACCCTGGGTGTGTGAACCCCAAACATTTGCGATCTGGAGATCACCAGGCAAATTTGGAGGACATGCAGACCAGAAAACGTGAAGCGATGCGGGTTGGTGAGCAGAACCCTAACAGGAAATTGAGTATGGAGATCGTGCGGATCATTCGCCAGAAGTATACTTCTGGCGAGGCCAACGGCGTGCAACTCGCAAAAGAGTTTGATGTCCACAGCTCTACGATATATGATATGTTGCGTGGTAAGACTTGGAGCTTTGTACTATGAGTTTTGTGGTTCAAGATCCTGATGCACCGGCAGATGACGCTAACGCGTACATCTCCATTGCTGAGTTCGAGGCCTACCACGATGACCGTGGAAATGGGTACACCGCTACCGATACGGAGATCGAACAAGCGATTGTCAGGGCAACGGATTACATAGACGCCAGGTGGACGTTCGCGGGCTCTCGGGAAGACGGAGATCAGTCAACCGAGTGCCCGCGATCTGGTGTCTACTCCGAAGTCACCGGATACGAGTTGCCCGGCTATCCCGACGAGCTGAAAGAGGCTTGTTCGGAATACGCTATGTCCGCGATCGCTGGCTCACTGAGTCCCACCGCATTGGACCCCTCTGGGTATCAGGTCAAGAAAGTTCGCAAGAAGGCCGATGTGATAGAGAAGGAAACGGAGTACTTCTCTCAAGGCAAGACTGCATGGAAGGCATTCAGTGTTGCTGACGGGAAGATGAAGCGGACCAGACTTCTTTCGCAAGTTCGACGGACACTTGGGAGGTCATAATGCCACTTCCCGAGGACTGGCAATGGATTGAAGAGCTGATCGCTGAGGAGGGCCGATCAATGACGATCACCCTCCCTGGGTCTGAGGCCAACGCGGCGAAGCCCTGGCGGGGTAACGCTGCCGGCACTCCCACCAATAGCATCGGTCTTATGGTTAGGTATAAGGCTTCGCAGATCGACAATGACCACATCAAGCGTGGCGATCAGAAGATCTACATTGTCCCAAGCGACACCGTCAATATTGAGCAGGGAACCAAGGTTGTGGACTCATTGGACACGTCGAGCTGGAATGTAATCGACGTGGAGAAAATTACCAGCAAATCAGACATTATCCTTTACGTCCTCCAAGTGCGGCAATAATAGTTTGACAAACGTCCGAAAATAGTGTAGACTGTGAATGATGATAGCCACGAATAAACAAAGTAAGAGGCACCTATTTGTGAACCGAACGGGCCACAAATATGGAAGGTTATTGGTTATTGGGCCAGAGATGTCAGTCGAAGAATTTAAGAGCTGGGTGTCGCGAGTCTATCGGCATCTGGCGGAAGGTGGTCGTTAATGGTCGTCTCAAGGTCAGCCGCGAGAGATGCGATCCTGACGCCGCTGAAAGCGGTGGCGACTACGCTGTCGTTGTACGCTATCTACGACGATACGGAGAAAGCGGTTCCCGCAAGCGGAGCTGCTAAGTGGGTTCGGATATCCGTTAAGCACCGACGTGGACGACGCACGTCGTTAGGCCGTGCCGACAAGATGGGTAGGCATACCCAGTCCGGCTTTATCTTCGTGGAGATCTACACGCCCCGAGAAGATGGCTTGACACAGAGTGACCTGATTTCTGCGGCGTTCGCAGACGTCTTCCGTAATTCAGGTATCGGTGACATCTGGTATCAGGATGTTTCGGAAATAGAGGTTGGTGAAGATGGAAGCTGGTTTCGATGTGACGTAATCGCTGAGTTTCAGTACGACTTGATTCAGTAAGGAGTTTATTAGATGGCTGCGGTAAATAAGATCAACTCAAATGTAGTGGAAACAGCGTACGCTGAGGAGACCAGCATCAAGACGCTGCCGACGACCCCTGTCTGGCATCCTCTTGACGTGAATAGCTTCTCGGACTTCGGTGGGTCCATCTCAAAGGTGTCTCGCAATCCGTTCCGTACCGATCGACAGATGCGTAAGGGGTCTACTGTGGACCTGGATGCGGCTGGCTCGATCAATCATGATCTCGTGCAGAAAGGCTTGCAGGATATTTTGCAAGGGTTCTTCTTCGCGGATCTGCGGACCAAGGTTGAGTTCGGCGGGGCCGGCGAGATCACTGGTGTCACGACCGACCCGGAAACCTACACGGCTGCCTCTGGTCTGGACGTGTACGTGGCGGACGACCTTGTCTTTGTGTCGGGCTGCACCAACGCCTCGAACAACGGCCTCAAGACTGTCGTCACTGCGACGGCCACCGCACTGACGGTCGCTGAGACGCTCGTCGCCGAGACGCCCGGTGATGCCGCCACCATCGTGCAGGTTGGCTTTCAGTTTGATACTGGCGATCTACAGGCCAGTGACGCTGGAGACTTGCCCGTGCTGGCCTCAACCGTGAAGGACATGACGGACTTCGGTCTGGTCCCAGGCGAGTTCATCTACATCGGTGGTGACACCGCCGCGACACAGTTCGCTCTTAGCGGAATGGGTTTTTGCCGCGTGCGATCCGCCGCCATTCATGAGATCGTCATTGATAAGTCCCAGGCGGATGTCGTCACGGACAACGGTGCCGCCAAGACGATCCAGATCTTCTTCATGCGTGTGTTGAAGAACGAGGTCGGCACCAAGATCGTTCGCAGAACCTACAACATCGAGCGTCAGCTCGGTGCCCCGGACGACGCAGAGCCGACAGAGATTCAGTCAGAGTACCTGACCGGTGCGGTCCCCAACGAAGTGACCTTCAACATTCCGACCGCCGACAAGGCTATGCTCGATCTCGCGTTCATCGCTATGGATCACGAGCAGAGAACCGGAGTCGTCGGAAAGAAAACTGGAACGCGAGCCGCCTCGATAGAGGAGTCGGCGTTCAATACGTCGTCCAATGTGCCGCTAATCAACCTCGCCATCGTCAGCAACACGGATGCGAATCCGACGCCGCTGTTCGCCTTCGCAGAAGAGATGACGATCGCCGTCAACAACAACGTGTCCCCGGACAAGGCTATCGGCGTGCTCGGTGGGTTCGATGCGAGCTACGGCAATTTTGAAGTCACCGGTAGCCTTACGGCGTACTTCATGGATACCGAATCGGTTGCCGCCGTGCGAAACAACAGCGACGTCACGATGGACATGCACCTCGTCAAAGAGAACGGCGGTATCACGGTCGATATTCCGCTGTTGTCCCTGGGCGACGGGCGACTGGATGTTGCTCAGAACACGGCCATCCGAATCCCGCTGACGCAGGAAGCTGCGATCGGCACCGGTGCCGTCACTGGCCTCGACCACACTCTGCTGGTGGGCTTCTGGGATTACCTCCCTGACGCCGCCGAGGCCTAACAAAGAGATCATCGGGCCCAGGACGTCCCTGGGCCCTTACTTTCTTGTGGAGAAACAGAATGAGTAGTCCGTTGCGTAAGATGTTTCAAACTGACACGGATGTGGAACGTGAAGGCCTCTGGCTTGAGTACGCCGAAGGTTTGGAGATCAAGATCGCCCGTGCCGGTGGCTCCAACAAGCGGTTTGCCAAGGTCATGGCTCGTCTGGCAAAGCCCCATCGTCGGGCGATCCAGACCGAGGTTATCGATGAGGGTATCCTTCGTGAGATGTTCATCAAGGCCTACTCTCAGGCGGTCATCCTTGATTGGAAGGGCGTGACAAAGGACGCCATGACGGGCGACGACGCCGACGCCGAAGAGGTGCTGGCCTTCAACCTGGAGAATTGCATGGGAGTCATGCGGGCCCTGCCTGAGCTGTTTGCTGACGTCATGAAGGCTGCCGACAATATCACCCTATTCCGTTCCGAGATCATGGAGGAAGACTCAAAAAACTGATTGACTGTTTGCTCTACTATTTGGAGATGGGGCAGGCAGAACAGAGGATCATCCGGCAATGCTATCTCCGAAAGCGACCGCTGCCTGAACGTATACAAAACGCTCCAGACCTATTCGTGGGTCTGGAGCTGTACTTTCAGGCGTTTACGGAACTGAACACGTGTCGCAGCACAGGTTGGTCTGCCGGACCTATACCGTCTTGGTGCATAGATGAATTATGTGCAAGAGCCGAATTGACTGAGGACGAGTCGGAAGATATGTGCTATCATATTCGGACGATGGATCAAGCCTTTTTGAAGCACATGTCTACCAAATCAAAAGAATCTGCTTGAAAATGCGGATATTATCGGGTATAATGTAGGCATGGCACGAAGCTTATCTAGTAGATTGGACGCGGTGGGTGATGTATTGATGCACAACGTCTCAGCTACCATCCGCAAAGCTGCCCAAGCTGCTACGAATGAGTTGGTGCTTAGAACGCCGGTGAAGACTGGCCGGGCCCGCGTCAACTGGAAGGTTTCATTCAAGACGCCGTCCGCACGGGAGACCGAGCCGCCGAACACTAAGTCCGTTGATACCAACAGACAAGTGGCGTCTACCGAGGCACTGATAACCGCCGCGAACAAGTTGAAGGGATGGAAGGTGGGTAAGGGTAGCATCTTTGTTGCCAACCCCGTCTATTACATTTCTGACCTTGATGAAGGAACATCAGAACAGGCCCGTGCTGGTATGACGCTCTTCGCCATCACTGCTGCTCGGGACATTCTGCGGAAAGGAAAGCTGCTCCGTGGCTGATCGCAAAGAACTATTGCTGATTGAGATTCGTGAAGATGGTGCTCGCGTTGTGAAGCGACGCATCAGTGACATCGGTGAGGCCGGTGACGCCACGACCGACCAAATGGGCAAGCTCAAGACCGTGCTCGCTGGGCTTGTATCCGCAAAGGTTCTACGTGACACGATCATGCTCGCGGATGCTTATGCGAACATGCTCAACCGTCTCCGCATTGTTACAGAAGGTAACTACGAGTTGCACGCTGCGATGGCTGCGGTCTATAAGATGAGTCGTGAGACACGTACCTCACTCGAAGCTAATATCGACATGTACGCCCGTATCGCAATCAACACCTCTCAGATGGGATTGCGAATGAAGGACGTCGTTAGGTTCGCTACGCAGTTGAACCATGCGATCATTCTGTCCGGTGTCACGGCACGAGAAGCTCAGTGGGGTATGGTCCAGTTCTCGCAGGCGTTGGCGTCCAATACCCTACGGGGTGACGAACTGCGTGCCATTCTGGAACAGTTGCCCGTGGTGACTAACGTCATTGCCGCCCACTTCAAAGTGACGAGAGGCGAACTTCGCGAGCTTGGGTTCCAAGGTAGGATCACGTCTAGGGAAATCATCAAGGCCTTCAACGAGGCTGAGGCTGAACTGGCTGAGAAGTTTGGTCGTCGGCTTCCTACGATCGACCAGGGCATAACAGTTCTCCGGTCGTCCATCATGCAATTCGTTGGGAATATGGACCAAGCGGTTTTGGGCACTTCGAGTATGGCGGATGGCCTGCTGGTTTTGGCTGACAACATAGAGCTGGTAGGTCGCGTCTCCATGATTGCTGGCACAGTACTCGGTACGGTGTTTCTAAAGAACCTGATTGGCATCGTTGCACAGATGAAGCTGTTTAGTGTGACTCTTCTAGCGGCCCACCCAGTAGCAGCCGCGATTCTTATAGCGGGTGCGGCTGTTGCGGTTTTCTCCGACAAGATTAAGATTGCAAATGATTCCACAGGCACATTGGCGGATTTGATGGTGGCTCTACGCGGAAACATCATCGATACATACCACGCGATAGGTGAGGCGATTGGGGTCATCACTGCCGCAGGCAATGTCAACACTGAATATGAGATAACAATCTCGTCACTCTTGAAGACTTCGGCGTCGTTCATCGATAAGTTCGCCGGCCTATTCGTAGGTGCTGGCCAAGTCGTTAAGAAGGTATTTGACGACATGCCCAACTACGCAAAGCGAGCCTGGAACGCGATCATAAGTGGTGTCGAGAGTGTAGTGGACCACGTCATCGCAGTATTCAAAACGCTTGCGAACATGCTGCGGATCTTCGGCCTGAACGTGAAGATGGCAGTTACGGCGTTGTCGTCATCGGTCGAGCAGGCTATGGCGGGCAATGTGAAGCAGGCTCACTTCTTCGCCGATCAGGCCGTCCTGGCATTTGATCGTGCGGCGGCTGGTGGTAATTTTGGAGAGATGTTTCGTAAGAATCTTGAGAAGGAAATGTCTACCGACGTTCTTGGCGGAGCAAAGGCAAAAGTTGAAGCCGCAGGCGAGACCATCGGGCAGGCGTTCATGCGTGGTTTCAATATGTCTACGCTAGTGTCGTCCGGAGTAGACCAACTGCTCAAGCGAGCAGAAGGAGCAATGGAAGACCGGACGATGCGAGAGCAGAACCCCATGTTTTCTCCGACTACGGTTCAGAGTCAATTGATGAAGGATATGTCGAACAACGTCGGCGAAACCAATAATAAAATGATTCAGCTCCGGGAGCTATGGATAGCTGTAAACACTAAACAGCCTGGGACAGAAACAATAAGTCTAACGCTGGATGAGGTCAATAGGAAGATGGCCGAGCTTCAAGCGAAGAGCTTGGAGGTCAGCACTGGTGTCATTGACGGATTCCATCGTGGCTTCATCAAGATTGGGCTGGAGATCACCAACTTTGCAGACACGGCAGAGCAGACCATCACCAACGCCTTCAAGGGCATGGAGGACGCACTGGTGAGCTTTGTCCAGACCGGCAAGGTTGACTTCAAGAGCCTAGTTGATTCGATGCTCGCGGACCTGACGCGGCTCCTCGCACGGCAGGCAATCGTCGGGTTGCTGAACAGCATGTCTGGATCTGGTGGTATCCTCGGATCGATCGCGGGTGCATTCGGACAGACTGCTTCGGCAGGGACAGCGGCGGCAGTACCGGCCACGAGCCATTCGTCTATGGGACGGGCCACCGGTGGTCCCGTCTCTCCGGGCCTGAACTACATGGTTGGCGAACGGGGCCGACCCGAGATGTTCCAACCTGCTCAGCCTGGGCATATAACCCCAGTGGACCAAGCCCAGAGTTCTGGCGGCGGAAGTGTTGTGATTATCAACGTCGCTTCTGAGGAAGAGGCTCAGGCGGCGGCGGCGGCGTACATAGACAGCTCAGCGGGTGACAGAGTCATCCAAAACAAGATCAGAACCTACAGTGGTGGGAGTAAACTATAATGGCATGGTTCAAGGGAACATCGACGGACTATCATGACTTTCTGGACATCCTCAAGTCCCTCGTGAAGGATGACCATATCTCAGTTACTGCGGTGCTCAACGGTGGGATTGATTACGCCATCGGCGACACAATCACGCTCGCTGGTGGGACGAAGTCTCACGAGCCAGAGTTTGAGGTGGTATCCATCGACGGTGGTGATTACGTCACGGTTGCGGCCGTCAGTGCTGGTGGCACCCTCTACAACATCGGGGACAAACTGATCCTAGCGACAGGCACCTACTCGGTCGCCCCGGATATTGAAGTGTTGACGCTATCTGGATCTGCTGTTGCAACAGTGCAGATCAACAACCCAGGCATTTGCTCAGCCCAGCCGACAAACCCAGTGGCGACGACCACGGGCGGTGCCGGTAGTGGCTGTACGCTAAACCTTACGTTCGTGGCAGGCACTGGCATCGTCAACGGAGTTCATATCTCGGACTCAGGCGTGTACACGGCTCAGGCAGCCAACCCGGTCAGCCAGAACACGTCGAGCGGAGCCGGCACTGGAGCAAAGTTCACTGTTACGTACACGGACACTGCGTGGGAGACGCTGATTGATTGGGAGTCGGACGCTGCTTCGGCGGTCGCCATTGCTGTGGCCGGCACAGGTTACTTGGCAGGCGACTACGTCACTGTGGTTGGTGGTGCATTCGCAGCCGCGACGGTAGTGAAGATTGACACGGTATCCAGCGGCGTTCCGACTGCGATATCGGTGTACGATGATGGCGACTACAAGACCACGCCGAGCAACCCGGCCGCAACGTCGGGAGGCACTGGCAGTGGGTTGACAGTGACAGTGACATGGGCGACTCATCCGTCAGAGGTGAAGTACCTCATGCTACACAACACCGGCTCGGACCAGTACCTCGGCTGTAGGGCCTTCACGCAGTCAACTCCTGATGCTGCGTACCTATTGGAGTGGAACGGCTTCACGGGCTTCTCCTCGGACGTGATGCCCTGGGATCAGCACCCCGGAGCCCTCAGCTATCCTGAGACATACACGCCGCTCTCTGGCGGTGCATCTCCTGCGACGATCACGTACTGGATCGCGGTTGATGACGACAGGATATGCGGAGCGTTCAAGGTCGGATCGGTCTACCCGAATTTCTACATCGGTGGGATTGACAAGTTCCTAAACGCTACGGAGTACAGTTATCCGCAGGTAATTCTCGGCTGCTCGGCTGAGGAAGTGCCGTACAACTATGCTGGCGTGGATTATGCAGGTATGACGAATCCTGGCTCCGCAGGCCCCAGTGATGATGGACCTGGATATCTCCGGAGTCCAGACGGTACTATGCTGGTGATTCGCAACTGGTATCTGTATAGGGGCAACCCCTCCTACTACGACGCTGATGTCAAGATAGCTCCAGCGGGTGGGTGTGAGTGGCCGGTGCCGGCCGGTGCCAATGGGTGGTACGACGAGTACTACGTTAACTGGCAATGGATGTTTGGCACTGCGACGTCCATCGCTGCGGGATTCGATGCATTGAAGCGGATCAATGATGAGTACATCTTGATTCCTGCAACCTTGTCACATCTGGCCAATAACAGGATATACGGGAACTTGATTGGAGTGTTTACGTTTAACCCCGACGGAGCCATTGACTCCGAAGACAGAATCTATATCGGGACAAGCGTGTACAGATGCTTCCAAAACTGTAATAAGGCAAACAGGAACTACTTCTTCTGCATAAAGGAAGATTGATATGGCGTATCAAGCTGGAGCAGCCTCCAACCAGACTGATCTTATGAACAAGTTGCAGGTGTTCGCGGCTGCAAACGGATTCGTTGTAGATAACTATGACGGCAGCAACCGATTCCTGTCGATCAGCCGACCCACTGACAACCTATATGTCACGTTCTACTGGGATTCAGCAAACAACCTAGCGGTATATCAGGCTCTCGGCTACGCAGGTGCCTCGGCACAGACTCCGTGGACTCAGGCCAACGATAGCGGGAACGGCAATACCAACATAGCCCAAATCTACTCAGGCCGCAATGTCAACGACATAGGTGCTGGGCCGTACACGTCGCACTACTTCTTCGCATACACTGATCCGTACGCCCTTCACGTCGTGCTGGAGTTCGCCCCTGGGCTTTACCGACACTTCGGGTTTGGCTCGGTGCAGAAAGTTGGCACATGGGTAGGTGGAGCATTCGCGTACGGTCATCACTGGAACGCACAGCATGGCGGAGTCATCTTGGGACAACCCGCATCTTGTCCGCATTCGTTGATGCTAGACGGCAATCATGTTGCTACGACGCACTACTACGGGTACAGCGTGCGGACTGCGGCTACACTTCATTGCGAGGGCTTGCCGGATCAGCCTGCCGGGGGCAAGTGGGGTGTCTGTGCTGCACCCATATCCAACCTGCTATATGATGATACTGCGGGAGTAGAACGAATCCGAATTGTTGGTGGATGCCGTGCCAGCAACGCTCTATCCCAGTTCGGTCACTTGCTGCCTGACAAGTCGAACGGCTTTATCCCGATCATTCCGTTCGAGGTATTTTATACCGATAGCTCCGACTCCTATCCGCCAAACGGCTGGTACTACCTTGGACGGATGGCAAACGTTGGACACATCCACCTGCATGGGATCGACCCGGCCGAAGAGTTGACTGTTGGAGCTGCCACGTGGGTAGCATTCCCCGGTGTCAGGAAGTCGCAGGTAGTGTCCAGTAATCAAGAGACTTGGAACATGGGAATCATCTACCGGAAGGATGTATAATGAGCTTCGCTACCTACACAGAGAACTTTCTGCTCAACTATTTGTTCACTACCAAGACAATCTACGTCGGCTATGGCACAGCCGGGAGCGAGACCGCCGTCACCGAGCCTGTCGGCCTGGGGTATACGCGAAAGGCCTATGGAGCGTGGACTCTGACCGCTGTTGGTGTTGATCTACAGGAAGTGTCCAACGACGCTGCAATCACCTTTGACGCGTCCACCGGGAATCAAGGAACCATTACTCACGTTGGATTTTGGGATGCCCTGACCGGTGGCAATCTGATAGCCAGTGTGTCATTCGCGGAGTTGAGTCTGGACAACATCAGCGTAATCGCTGGCACACAGATTCAATTCATCATAGGTGCCTGTCTCTGCAAACTGGATTGATATTATGGCCGCTACCTTACAGATTTACAACAATACTGGCGACAGTACACAAGGAAACGTCAATGTCGATACGCGGTTGATCGGAAATTCGTTCAAGACCGTAGGTGCCTTTTCTTGTCCCTTCGTAAAGTTGCTAGTGTATAGAGCTAACGTCGCCCCCACATTCAACTTTGAGATATCGCTGTGGAGTGCTTCCGGAATTTCTACTCCCACGGCGGTGATAACCGCTTACGCTTTCGACCCAACGGGAGTTACAACGTCACCCGCAGGAGCATGGTACACTGCGACGTGGGCTTCTCCGGTCGCACTTTCTGCGGCTACGTACTACTGGGTCGGGATACGTTCCCTCAGCCCTACCTCTGCTTCTCCAGCCGCCTATATTCGTATTGGTCCAAATGTCTATTCCGATGGTAGGTTGTTGCAATCACTAAATGGTGGGGGTAGCTGGACCGGGTACTCTTTCGACGCAATGTTTGAGATTTGGGGTGAGGTTGGGGCCACTGACTTAGAAGTTTCCCTCTCCGGTGCGGGGTCGGTTGTGGTCGTTCCCAGCATCAATCAGTTTTTGGAAACGGCCGTCACCGGGGTTGGGTCAGTTGGAGTAGCTCCGGCCATCTCCAACATCAACCAACTAGGCTGTATCTTTCCGCTGCCCCTAACGCTCATTCAGCCGGGCCAGAACAGTGACTGCAACCAGGGCTCGATCAGCCTGTGGGATAACTCGTTGCCGCAGATCATGGCCACCCCTCTGGGCTTGGGATCATCTCAGCGAGTGGTAAAG